TAACAATCTGGCCCACATGTGTTGATTTACCTGTAACTGTTAATGCCATGTCAGGCCTCCATCATTCGCTGTCCGGGGGTCTGGAAGGCTGCCGCTGACTTGCGTAACTGACCTACTCCCCCCTGTGTCATGTTAACCCCACCAGGCTGCTCTTGGCCAGCGGGTGAATATAATTGTTGCATCGTACCTACAAACTGAGGTGCGACTGTTGGGTCCATACCCTGACCATAGGCTAAGCCAAACTGAACCCGTGTGGCATAAGGAAGAACAGCACGATTCTCAACAAATGTACTGACCGTCTCTTGTTGAAGCCGGGTATACAAGTCTGGATAGATAGCGCGTAAAGGCTCCAAAACTTGTTGATCTAACAAGTTACGAGATAACGCATAGTAATAAGAGCCGATCGGATTGTTGATAACTTCAATCGCTGTTGCATATCTCATCTTAAGTTCAGGCGTTGGAACTGGCTCATATCGGTCAAACGGGCTAAGCGGGATAAGTTCTGGTGTAAAAGTACCGAGATAATTGATAGCCCGAATAGTGGTGGTGCCGAGAGCATCTCGAAGCGCTTGAACATTTTGACCGCCCGATGCAGCACGTTCAGCCGTCCGCAACATGCGAGTTTGATCAGACTGTAATTCTTTAATCTTAGCGACCGATTTTTTATAATCTTCGTCTGTTGGCGTTTGATATGGTGCTGAGACGATACCGACAGTTTGACCGAGCATTTTACCGAGGATTGAACCCTTGCGCTGATACTTCACAGAATCAAAGTCATCGAGAGAAACTGCTTTGAGGGTTTTCTGCATTAGGTTCCGAATCTGGTTGTTAACTTTAGATCCAGCGGCAAGAATGCCAGCTGTACCTTTAAGCACCGCAGTAGGGTTTTCTTTGAGGAACTTGACGCCTCTATAAGCTAATGCGCCATAGCTTAAGAAGTTGGGAATCATGCCGCCAATCAAAAGATCTAACAGAGCACCGCCAGCAAAAGCATCAGCGGCCAACTCTTTGCTGCGTTTATCAATGTTAGCAAGACTCACACTTTCGTCTCGATTAAATGCTGCTTTTGCTTTTTTGAACTCGGCAGCGATAATGTCTTGCTTGATTTTCTCCTGGGCTTTTTTCTGCTTAAGCTCTTCGATTTGCACCGCTAGCGCGTCAGGGTCATCAATTCGATCTGCATACTTCTGCAAGTCAGCGATAGCATCATCAAACTTCTGACCAATGACGTTAGGGACACCGCTTTCTTCTGCTACCTCAATTATCTGTTGAATGGTGTCAGCATCAAAATCAACCCCTAAGCCCAGGACTTGACGCATACCCTCGATGGCTTGCTGATAATCGCTAAGCGCTTCTGATTTTTTACCAACGCTATCAACTAGATCAGAGAACCTTTGAACGACTTTTGCCACGTCGTAATCACGAGCTAGCTCTGGAGTGTTGCGAATAGCTTCAACAACTTTTGCACCGCTGTCTCGAACTGTCTCTACATAACCGGGTAATTTACTCAGACTAGCAGACGCCTTACCAAGCTCTGCCATTTTTATCAGGTTGGACTGAACAATATTCTTTGCGTTTTCAATACCTTGCGCGGTTTCGCCTACAAATCGAGTATAGGTATTTGCTGGCTGAATGGCGTTAATAAGTTCGTTAAACTTGTTTTTTGCTACCTCTGGAACTTCGTCAAGTCTACGAAAAGCGTTTGGTAACCTATTCAAGTTTCTGCGAAGTTGACGTTGCAGAATAAAAGCTTGGAAGTAATCACCCTCGTCAAAAGCTTGATTTATCTTCTCTAAATCTTTTCTGACTGTTCGAATGTTTCTTTCAAAGAAATCAGATACCGCCTTGTCAGCAATGTCGTCAGAGAGGGCGTTAATCCTTAGAATGGTTTCCTCGACCCACTCGTTCGCTCCTTGCTGCATAAGACCCGGAACTTTAGGGTCTAACTGCACGGCCTCATCAAGGGCGTCTTTTAAGGCTGCATCACCGGCGGTCTCGCGAGTAACTTGCTCAAAACCCTCTCCTCGTTTACTGACCTCACCAAGCATCTCTGCAAGTTCTTGACGTGTTTCGCCAAGCGCTCGAAGATCCCCCTCGGCTTCCCCCATAAACTCATCAATGCCTTTTTGCGCTGCGTTGGATGTTCTTTTGGCTAAACCTTTAAGCGTCTTTTGAATGGCTGAAACGGCTTTAGTTGCAAAAGATTTTCGAGAGTCTAGTTGTCGAATCTGCTCTTGTAGTTGAGACTTCACAACTCCGATCTGGGCACGCTCGGCTGCCTCATCAAGGCCCCGCTGTTTTATGTCTGCTATCCGCTCCTCTGCTGCTCGGATGGCATCGGTCAGCCCACTGTAACTTCTTTGAAAGCTTATGATTTGCTGCAATTCATCAGCCACAAACTCTCTCGCTTGCGGGTCTGCACTCGTAATAAATTCAGCAACTCGCTCAGCGAACTTTTGCCCATGTTTATCTACAGAATCTCTATAGATATTTGATGCGATATTAGTGCCGCCCTTTATGAGTTGAGCCGCTGCACCTATTCCTCCACCAAATAGACCGCCATATGTCGCACCAGAGACCGCCCCGTTTGCTGCACTGCTTAAAATATCCTCCGCTGTCGCTTCAGGGTTTTGAACAATCGCTTCACTGAGACCTGTACCGGCCCCATAAACAGCCCCCTCAATGGTGCCTGCAATGGCCAACGGTGCAACGGCCTGAACCGTAGACTGAAGAGTCTGCGCTGCCTTAGTGCCCGCTGGGGTTGCGGCTGCTCTTGCTCCAACTACTCGTCCGGCGGCTGTAGCGGCTTCGGCAAGTTTTCGCGTGGGTGCAGCAGCCCCCGCTAAAATTCTCTTTGCAGCCTCTTTTGCTGTAACTCTACCCGCCACTTGAGCGGCTGCGCCCGTACCGCCTGTAGCTAAAACGGCAGCGATGCCCGTGCCTATTTCCGCACCAGTAGTAAGGATGGGAGCCGCTTCCTCAATCCCGGCAGCCTCGCCAGGTTCAAGGATACCTGCCTTAGTTAGAAGCCCTGGAGCAGTGCCAAAGGTCAGTCCTTTTGCTGCACCTAGCGCTAGAGGCGCGACAATGCTGTCCTGATACTCTCGCGTGAATTTGCGCTTGCTTGCTTCAAGGTCGGTGATTTGACGAAGACCAAGCTCCTGTGCCCGTGCCAAAGCATCCTGACGGTCAACCGGTATGGCAATAGTTTGACCACCGGCATCAAAGTAGATTGTATCTACCTCTGCCATTACTGAACCAGTCCCTCAAAAGCCTTGTCTTGCGCCGCCGCCTCAGCTCTCTGCCTTTTAATCAGAGGGGTCAAAAGTCCAACGCTTGGGTCATAATCAATCCCATACTCTTTTTTCATTTGTGCTTGAGAAAACTCTTCAGCATCTTGAACTGTGTTGCCGCCAGCCTGGATTGCTCTTTGATAAAATCGCTCAGCCTCAGCCTTCATCTTCAAGTGCTCTAAGAACTCTTTGATTGAGTCATTGCTTAGTCTCGCGTCAGCGAGAAGTCGTTTGAAGATTAAGACGTCATTATCGGAAATCGCTGAAGACGATTGACCTTGAGAAGCCAGACCGAATGCAATCGCGTCAACCGCGTTTCTAAGGATAATAGCGCCTTTAGCCTTGTCTGAGAATTGTGCAAGAATTGATGCCCCGACAGCCCCACCCTTATCAACTGTTTCTTTAATTACGGTATCGAGAATATTGTTAAGTTTATCACGGCTAACCCCAAAGAAACCAAGTTCTTTTCTAATGTCGGCTCCTTTGCCTGCCATTTTGTCAATTCCGTCAATAGCAGCGCTTAAGGCTCGACTTGTTTCTTCTTGTACGCCTGCGGCTGTTCTAGCCTCAACCGTGTCTCCGTACTTAGGAAGAAGTCTCTTTCTTTGCTCTTCTGCTTTTGCGTCTACGTCTGCCTGCCGGTTCTCTCGACTAATCTGTAGATCTTTTGCAATTTGTGCCGCCACCGCTGCGGCCTCATCTTCCATCTGCAACTCTTTGAGACCAAGGTCTAACTGCGTTTGATAACCTCTTACAAGAGCGTCGCGAATCATATTAGAAGCGGTAATCTCACTGCCCAGACGTTGACTTGCCGAACTTAACAAAGACTGAAGTTTTCCTCTTTTTTGTGCAGATTTCTTCATCTCCATATCAGCAAATTTAAACAAAAGATCAGATGCGACATTTCCAACTTTACCACCACTAAAGCCCCTGGCTGCTTCACCAAGAATCAACCCGATGATTGCCATGGCTTTAGATTTACCATCGGTGATAAACGAAAAGGGGTCTGCCTCTAATTCGCTTAAAGCACTTTCGGCCGATGCTAAATTAGCACGCGCTGCTTTAACTTCAGGCGAAACAAAGAAAGCCGCCTGACGTGTTTTCTCAGCGAGTTCTCGAACTCCAGCAAGCCGATCATCTGGTGGACGCTCCATACCTGGAGGGGCGGTGAAACGACCAAGTGGATCAACAAATGCTTCAGAGCCTCCACGAAAGTCTTGCGCCACCTGTGGATCCACCAACCTGCCAGGGATAGCCTGACCTGCAACCACAACATCCGAGGGGACAGGGCCAGGGAAAAGTTCTGCGTCGGTTGGCTGTAATGGGCTCGAAACTCTTGGGTCATTAAGAGGAACTGCAAGCGCCGATGGGACACCGCTCAATGCTTGTCGTGCTATGTCGCTTTCAACTTGCTGACCTTGAACAGCCGCTTGAGCGTTGGCTGCTAAAATTTCATCAATCAACGCCATTACTTTTTCTCCAGCTTGCTGAGTCGATCATTAAGGTTGGCCATAGCTGCAAGCACTTCACCAAATCCCTTTGGAATGGTCTTCACGCCCTCAACCTCTTTCACCATCTTGTCACCGGCTTTAGATTTCTCTAAGTCCTGCGCCATAACACCGACTTCTTCTTTCCCAAACTTATCGTACTTTTTAGCGGAGAGCGCGTCTAGCATGGCTTTAGCGTCTGAGTTGCCGTCGCGAACATTTGACTTCATGCGCTCATCAGAAATCATTTGACCAATTTGGCCGCCAAAAGTTCCACCGCCTGTAATCGCGCTTGCATAAACAGGGAGAGCCGCTCCCCCACTGGCAGCAACAAGACCGGCACCTAAACCTGCGCCAAGCAATGAGCCAATACCGCCAGCAAAGAGACTCTCTCGTTGCTCTCTGGCAAGACGCTCCTGCTCTTGGCGAATCTCTGCGCCCATGCGAAGCTGCTTCATTATTTCTCTAGCACGCTCTTGCTCTGCTAATCGCTGAGCAGAAATCTGCCTCTCTGCGGAAGTTGCAACTTCCCTACCCGCTCTTTGCGCTAGTGCTTGTCTGGTGCCTGCAAACGGGTCACGCGCTCGACCCGCCTGGCCAGTGGCTAGCGCTTGAAGGCTTGCTCGCTCAGCCATAATATCTCGAACCGCTGCGCTATCTGGGCCACGACCTTCTGAGACCCTTTGCAGCCGAAGATATTCTTCAAGAGCCTCTCCTTTTAGGCCAAAGCGCTGCGCGGCTCTCCGTCTTTGTGCGTCTCCTACTTCTTCTAAAGTGTATGATTCAGATAACTCTTCAGAGGTTGGCGCTCTTTGTGTTCCACGCGGAGCTGAGGCTTCCCGCTCTGCTCTTTGTTGTGCGGTTCTATCTCTCTCTAATTCTTCTTCTGGAGATAACGATCCTTCAAATTCAGGCTCCATTAGAGACCTCCCACTTGTCGGGCACGCTGCTTTTCAGTGAATGCACGCATAAGTTGTGCTCTTTTAAACGGATCGGGCTCTTGATTTATAGTGATCATTTCTGCCCTATCTTGGGCCATTTGAAGAGCGTCTGGCGCAACCGAGGGGTTTTTCTCTTCCTTTTTCTCTTCCTTTTTCTCTTCCTTTTTCTTTTTCTTTTTATCTGGAAGGCCCTCTGCCACAACTAGTCCTGCGCCTGCTGCCCCTGCTACACCTGACAATAAATTTGCCAGTTGTTCTTCTTCCATCATTGCTCTCTGTAACGCGATTTGATCCATTGCCGCCTGTCTCGTGTCTGCCATCTGTGCGGCTTGATTCATTGCCGCGAGCACCTGAGCACCTCGAAGTTGTTGAGCCTGGCGCAAGCCTTGTTCTCTCGCAGCCATTAGTTGGCCAAGAGTCATCCGACGTTGCGCTTCCGCAATCGCAATATCTGAGGCTATCGATTGAACTTCAGGAGAAACGCTAGTTGATATCAATGCCATCTTAAACCTCCGCGATTGTCTGTGCCGCTGGTAACTTAAATGTACTTGGACGTGCTCCAACTTCAAAGGCCACGCCCTTAAGTTTTACACTTGCTCCATTGCCGCTTACTGAAATCTTCAAAGCTATAGCGCGACTCTTTTGATTCTTAAGGTGTGCTCGATAAATGTAGGGATCGGTATCAGAAGCAATTCCCAGAGTATGCGTCTCTGATGCGGTCGCTGCGTAGTCATTGAATACTTGCATGGTGAGATCATTTTGATCGATAAAATCCCCAAGCAACTGAACCCGATAGACACGTTGCGCACCCTGTAAACCATTGACTGAAATACTATGAAGCTCAACGTCAAAGTTGTAATTGGTCGTTGTTGTTGCCCCAGCGGAGCTAACATACTGGTCTTGATAAGCGGCTTTTGATGCTGTCAGGACAGAGCCGTTAGCCTGCAAAACCACATAGGTTCGATCAATAATTCTTTGATCTACAATCTTTTGATTAGCAGTGTTCCCTGTCGAGATATCCCACTGATACCAAGTGTTGAAGAACGTATTGTAGATGAGAACAACCGAATTGTTTTGCATAAGCATTCGAATTTCATTCTCATCATCATCTAGGATAATTGACTTAACTGGTGCGCCAGAAGTTCCTGCGTTTGTAGTAAACGAATCCTCTACCTGAGCGCCCAAGTAGTTGAGCTGGGTGTTTGGAGTCACAACATAGAGACCGCGCTCAGAAATATAAAATGCCCCCAAGGAGGTGGAAAGGTGTGGGGTTCCGGGAACCATGCCCTGCTTTGGTCCGATATTTTTAGCCCCCGAAAAACCGCCTGCCCCAGCGTCATTAGGGCCATCACCAAAGACTGCGTAAGCATTATCAGCGCTGAAACAAAGAAAGAAGTCAGGCATTTTTTCGATGCCAGTGATTCTCTCCGTCTCATCTTGAATTAAGACTTGAAACGGTGGAATTAGAGGAAACCCACACGAAAAGCCTTGAGCAAGTGGTCTCGATGCAAGAACTATATTTCGGCCACTTACAGAGGCAGCCATCAAGCGATTCTTGTAAAGCGCAAGGTCCGATACTGAACCAGTGGTGAAATTGTCTGGTATTCCACCGGTTGTGTATAAGATTTGTTCTTTATCAATAACGTTTTTAAAATCGTCTACAAAAGTTATGTGTCGCCCTGTAGAGTTGAATGCTATTGATTGAATCTTAAAGAATATAGAGCCATTGCTCTCGGTTCGGTAGATGTCGAGTTGAGGACGTGCTGAGCTTCCCTCTGTCAACTTTCTAAGCGTGCAATCGGTTATGTAGATCTGCCCACAAACTGATTGATTGCTTCCCTTCGATATTACCTCGCTCAAAACTGTTACAGACTCATGAAGATCGCCCGCGTCATCAACTGATGAAAAAACAAATGCGTAAGTCACACTTTGAGATCCAGATGTGCCAGCGATACGATCTATAGCTTTGAGTTCTTTTATCTGAGGAAACTCCCAAAAGTTGTTTTCAAAAACATGGGTGCCGTCGAAAAGAAACAAGCTCCCGCCACCGATGTATGTCTTAAGGCCAACTTCTTGAGTAGGGTACTCTCGATCTACGACTTTCTTGAAGCGATACAAAACTCCGTTATAACCTTGATCAGTAGACAAGGTTGAACCATCTGTCTGGCCAAGGTCTGCCGAAACATCCACGTCAGCGATAAACTCATTAGAGCCAAAAATAAAGGACTCTGAATCAAGCGTATAAACTCTTGAAACTCCATTCATCAAAGAAAATTTATTGATGATTCTGCTACGAATTTCAGAGGTAAGGTTGAGAGCCTGATTGCCAGTCAAGAAAGTCGCAACGATATTGCCTTCTTCACTTGCGATATAAGTATTGCCTGACGATGAGCTTGAATTACCCACCGTCTTAGACATCGCAAAATAAGCCGTAGAGCCATTACTCCCAAAGTTATGAATCATAACATCAGAGATAAGGGAAACATCTTTAAAAGAAAAAGATGTAACGTTTTGAACCCCAGAGGGAAGACTGCTTGAGTCAATTTCAAAAAGATGAATACCATGATTCGGCTTAATCAAAGTAATACTTGCGGAATCTGTTTCAATGTTTCCAGATGCGACAGCTGCCACACCGCTTGAACCGCTTCCCTGAGAAATAGCATTAGTCCCTGCTACAAATTGATTCCCAGGATGAATAATATCTACAACAGAAGCAGCAACCGCACCGCTTGCTGTGATGACAATATCTGCCGGAACTTCACCAAAGTTAGCCGGAGAGGTCGTTGAAGAAGCTAACTTCGCTAAACCCGTAACATAGTTGGAACCCGCCGCAGTAGGCGTCACGGTGCCTTTGAGAGCGTTAAAAAGGGACTGACCTTGATCTTCGCAGAGTTCCAGGGCCACGCTGTAAACAACACTTCCACCAGAACCCGATTTTATTTCTGCGGACGCCGCGTTAAGCATAGCGTGCCTAGAGTTCAAGCTAAATGCGAGGCCATCTGGCACACTGGTTTCAGAAAACAATGAGGTGCTTAGGTCAGCCTTGAATATATCAACAAAAGTTCGGTAATCGTTTGTACCGCCTTTGCCTGAACCCTGTACCGAATACGCTATAAATACACTAAAGTTTGCTGATGTATTCATTGCCCTGAGAGCAATGTTTACTCTGCACCCCGTTTTGGTTGCTAAGTCTGTGCGTTGACTGTCAGACGTATTGAAAACATTGTTAGTC